TTTCTGATCTAGCGTAGTCGTGATAACCATTCGAGCATGGTTCTACTTTTGATCAGCCTGAGGTTCGCTTGCATCATTGGCGTTAAATTGCCGACTTGGTAGCGGTAGTGCTCGTATTCCGCTGTTAATCCTTCCAATTCTGCACTCAGGGGTTTGTTTTTCCTATTACATCGCTTGTACTGATCTTTAGGAAATACGGGTTTTGTTGTTTTGAAGAAATGTCGCAATGCGTCTAAGTTAGCGATAGACAGGTCATTGACCATCGAGATATCAAGATACGCACTGTCCAAGGCCGTCTTGGCTGCGGTAAAATTCTCGAAGGCTTCTGTGGTGCCATAGGACACTCCATCAACCATAATTTTACACAGCCCATGCTCCGATGAACTAAGGAGCCAATCAGCTAAGTCTTCATATACCGGTATTCCGGTGTACAATTTCTTATACATCAAACCCAGCGATTTATAATAGTGCGCGACCCAACCATTCTTGTTGATATCGTCATTGATCACTGTCTCCAGAGATGTTAACATTTTCCTTAGTTTTTGGATGTAATAAAACGATCCATCAACCGTAGGGATGAAATGCCCAGAGCAGAATTCAACTTCCCACCAATTTCTTCTCGTTATTAACTTCGCATCGAACCCGAATAAATCATACGTGTTGGTGTAACCAGCACCAACAGGCATACTCCCATAGGAGTCATCTCCTTTAAGGACAAACTTACCGGTAAAACAACCCTCGCAACAGTTGTTAATGTTGCAATCAACTCCCTTTGGACAGAAGTTAAAGGCCTGAAAATAGCAGGTTGAGATATAGTTTAAAATTCCATTGCCCAACGAGGTATCCATATCTCCTGAACCTCGGCAATAGTTGAATTTAAATTTTATCCCATTCATAGTTTTCCCAAATTTTGCCATTTTAATAGCAAACAACTCGTCAATGACATCAGCCCGCTCTGGGAGGACCAGAGTGTAGATTAGATATTCCAAACGTAAAGTCTCCCATCGCTGGGATGCTTCAAATTTGGACATATCGTTTTCAAAAAACCAATGTCCGACCAATCTTGAAAACTTGTCACCACACTTAGCATAATCACATGCGTTCGCAACTTGTTCTAACTTGAAGAATGCCTCCTCGATCGGAGTTATGCATTGTGCGTACAGCATGTTGAAGCGTGGATTCCTGCCCATTATCATCCTGGGTGCTTTTTCCTCGAAATATCTCTCATTCTTGACAAACGCGGCTATATCTGCGTCACGACTCGCATTAAAGCCTTGTTTCAAGTTCTTTTGATGTGCTTTGAGATATCTCATTTTAAGTGGTCCCTTCTTAGAATCGATGAATTTATCGACTGCGAAGTCTGGATCTAAATTGCGCCTGATGTCTACAACAAGAGTTTTAATGATACGATCCAGTAGTTTTCCATTAACGATGTCGCTCTTGTATGTAGGTGTCTCTTTTAGGTACCGGTGCACGAATGAGCGCAATACATTGCATGCACAGTTTTGGTACACTAACGTCTGCTGCTTATCGAGAAGAGGGAAGTCAAGAAAGCTGCGATACACAAGACGATCACACCGATCGACGTGAAGGGACTGATGAAGAGGCCCAGAAATGCATGCTGACTTCCATTCAGCAAAAG